CACATGGGCTACTTACAACGCGACCGAAACATGGGCAAACGCTCAAAACGCAGGACTCGGTGAAATTGACCAACCTGGAGATTATGAACTAGCTGCTCGATCAGCAGACACGACCGATGTCTATTCCCTTGTTGCATCTTTAGCAACTTCAGGACTCGGATACATTTATGAGGATTCTCAAGGTCGCATTGGTTATGCAGACTCAACTCATCGAAGCGAATATCTAGCTGCTAATGGCTACCTTGAAGTTACTGGAAATCATGCTCTTTCTCAGGGCGTGGCAACCTCTCGCAAACTTGGTGACATTCGCAATGCCGTGACCATTACTTACAACAACAGTGCTCAGCAATCGGCAACCGATGCAGCTTCAATCGCGCTTTATGGCACACAGGCTCAGAACATCACAACCTCATTGCATAACTCCTCAGATGCCACTGCTCAGGCAAACTTCTATCTTGCGCTTCGTGCGTATCCTCAAAGCCTCTTTAAGTCTATTACCTTTGAATTGACCAACCCTGAAATAGATGATGCTGATCGTGACCGACTCATCAATGTTTTTATGGGCGAAGCATTGGACATTACAGACTTGCCTGCAAACATGACCGCAGGCAGATTTCAAGGGTTTGTTGAGGGTTGGACTTTCAACGCAGGATTTAACAAACTTTCTGTGACTCTTAATCTTTCGCCTGTTGCGTTTAGCCTCCAGGCGTTTAGATGGACGAATGTCCCAATCACTGAATCCTGGAACACAATCAACCCAACCCTGCAATGGATTAACGCTACAATAGTAGCCTGACAATAGGAGCAAAATGGCAACAACTACCAATTACGGGTGGACTACACCTGATGACACCGCACTCGTCAAAGATGGCGCAGCAGCAATTCGCACACTCGGTTCGTCAGTTGACACATCAGTCAAGGCATTAAGCCCTGGAACAACCGCAGGTGATCTTGACTATTACACAACATCGACTGCGAAGGCTCGTTTAGGTATTGGAACTGCAGGTCAAGTTCTCACAGTCAATGGCGGTGCAACTGCTCCATCTTGGGCTACTCCTGCGGCTGGTGGAATGACTTTATTAAGCACCACTTCGCTCACAGGAGCAACAACAGTTATTTCGAGCATTTCGCAAAGTTATAAAACATTAGTGGCTATTGTTTCAGGAGTAACAAATGCAACGGCAGATGAAAGAATGAGAATTGCTCCTAATGGAACTACAAACATAGTCGCTGCAATTTCATCAAATATCTCAGGTGGAGTTGCTGCTTGGGATCAAAGAAATGCAAGTTATTTGTATCTATCCATTGACAATGTTGACAGAACAAGCACATCTAATGCTTGGGCAGTTAAAATAGATAATTATGCAAGCGCAACTGCGATGAAACCTTTTTTGGTAAATGGTGGGTACTATCGAAGTGCAGGCTCTCAAACAGGTTATGTAAGTTCAGGTTATATCTACTCAACAACTGCAATTTCATCCCTTACTTTTTCAAGCGCGGGTGGCAATCTTTCAACAGGAACAGTTCTACTTTACGGAGTATCTTAAAATGACAAAACCAATGGTAAGAATCCATAACACAGAAACAGATGAAGTCATTGACCGTCAAATGAATGACGATGAATTTGCTGAATATCAAGCAGACAAAGCAGCGCGAGCAGTAGCCGATAAAGCAAAGGCGAAAGCCGAAGCAGAAAAGGCGGCACTATTGGTTCGACTCGGTTTAACTGAGGATGAACTTAAAACTATTCTCGGATAATGAAGCCGCGTTTAACTAAGTCTGCCATCCAGTTACGAGAACAAATTGACGATGCCTTCCCCGATCGTGATCGTCGCTCGGACTCAGGGGCTTACTCAGATGCTCGGCATGCAGCTCGTAAGTCTGACCACAATGCGGATGCTAATGGTTGGGTACGCGCCATCGACATTGACCGTGACTTATCCAAAGGGCGGGATGTCATGCCCGACTTGGTTGATCAGGTTCGACTATATGCCAAAAAACATGGACGATTTAGTTACATTATCTTTGACAAGAAAATTGCTTCACCCATCCTTAACTGGAAATGGCGTAAGTACAAAGGCGTCAACCCACACAACAAACATGCGCATTTCTCGTTTCGCCAGGATGCGGACATGGATGAATCGTTTTTCAAAGAAATCCCTATGATCGGAGCAGAATGAAACTATCAAAGAACACAAAGAACGCAATCAAGTCCTACCTTAAGGCAGTTGCGGTTTCAGCAATTACGCTGGGACTTGCACTTGTTGCAGACATTCGTCCCGAATACGCAGTTCTTGCATCAGCGTTAGTTGCTCCAATCGTCAAATACCTTGACCCGACCGATGACCAAATCGCATGAGTCCAACAGACTGGACGGGTGTTGCAGTTGCTGCAGTGACCGTTATTGGTTCATTTTTTGGATCAGTGCGTTGGTTGGTAAAGCATTACCTAAACGAGTTAAAGCCAAATTCAGGAAGTAGCATGCGCGACCAAATTACCGCACTTGAAGCGCGTGTTGAAACGATTATTCGCATCCTAGAGAGGTAACAATTATCTCATGGCAAGGAAAGCAACTAAGCAGCTAGAGGAACAGGGCTACTCAAAACTTGATGCTTATTGCATCGGGCTTCATGAGTTTTACAAATCCCTTAAGCGAGCAGGCTTTCCTGATTCAATTTGTATGTCAATGATCATGGAAAAATCCGCCTATCCTGATTGGCTCTTGCCTACTCCAATAAACCCAAACATTCCTGAACCTGACTGGTATGACGATGAGGATGAATGACAATAACAAAATCAAGAATCTTGGTGATTTCGGATTTACAGATTCCTTACCATCATGAAGCTGCAGTCAAGAATTTAATCAAGTTAGTCAATAGGGAGAAGTTCGATCTTGTTATCAACACGGGCGATGAACTCGACATGCAATCCCAATCCAAATGGGCAAAAGGAACAGGGCTTGAATGGGAAGCAACGCTCGATGCTGATAGAAGCATGGCTCAACAAATTCTTTGGGACTTACGCACAACAGACATCACTCGCAGCAATCACACTGACAGGCTTTATCACACACTCCTTCGAGGAGCGCCATCCCTAATTGGTTTGCCTGAACTCGAATACTCAAAGTTTATGGACTTCGCCTCATTAGGCATCCGCTTTCATAAGAAGCCTTTTGAATTCCATCCAGGTTGGGTTTTGGTTCATGGGGACGAGGGTTCGATGAACTCCAACGCAGGATTGACTGCCCTCGGTTTGGCTAAGAAGTTTGGCAAATCGGTCGTTTGCGGTCACACTCATAGAGCGGGAATCAGTGCCTATTCTGAGGGCATAGGAGGCTCGTACAGGACTCTTTGGGGTGTAGAAGCAGGTAATGTCATGGACAAGCGCAAAGCCTCTTATTTAAAGGCTGGAGCGGCTAATTGGCAGATGAGCGTGGCTATCCTAGAAACGCACGGAAAGAACCTTTCCCCTATGCTCATTCCAATCAACAAGGACGGCTCATTCACTGTTTATGGCAAGAATTATGGATGACCTCAAAATTGACATTTACCGCGACATTGATGATCAGATGGATGCGGCGGAATCGTTACCGTTTCGTTATACAAATAAACGAGATTTTGTCAGGTAAGTGTGCAACCCTAATCCAGTAGCGAAATCCAGTAGCTGCAAAGGGAGCAAGAAATGATTATCAATTCACTAACAATCCTCACAGTTGTTGGGGTTTGCATGGCAATTTATTTCTCATTTAAGTTGGGCTTAGAGGTTGGTTACGATCGAGGAATTGTTGACGGTCGCAAAGCCTTAAGAAAGCAGTTTGAGCAGGTTGGTCGATGAAGGCAACTGAGGCGCTTATCAATGCAATCGACATTATGCAAGATCGTGGTCGAATCTACGGTCATCCGAAAATCAATCAAGGTCGGATTGCTTCAAGGCTATCCAATTTATTTGATTTCCCAATCTCAGACTCTCAAGCTGCGCTTGCAATGGTCGAAGTCAAACTCAGTCGAATCCAGGAAACGCCTAGTCACACAGACTCCTACATCGATGCAATCGCTTATCTTGCAATAGCACTCCAATTACAAACTGAGGAGGATGAACTTTATGTTTAATCTTGACAATTATGAGCCAGTTGAAAAACGACTAGGCAATCCAACAAAGGTAACTACATTTTGGGAGGACTATCCTGATGGGCGTGTTGAAACAGAACTTATTTCTTTCCAGGGTGATCGATACATTGTTAAAGCATGGCTTTATCGTACTTACGCGGATAGCGTGCCTTTCTCCTCGGGACTCGCGGAGGAGAGCGTTAGCAGTCGAGGGGTTAATGCTACTAGCGCGTTGGAAAACTGTGAAACTAGCGCAATCGGTCGTGCGCTTGCAAACGCAGGTTATGCAGCTAAAGGCAAACGACCATCAAAAGAGGAAATGATTAAGGTTGCTCGAAGTGAAATTGCAAAGCCAAAGGTTGAATATGTTCCTGTTGAAAAAGAGGATGATCCTTGGACTATCAAGAATGTTGAAATGCCTAAAACATCAGCCGAAGCCGTTTCAATAGTCAAGGACATTATAGGCGGTACAACTGACAAAGATGTTCCTCGATGCCCTCATGGTGAAATGCACTGGGCGCATGGCATGACAAAGGCAAATAAAGCTTGGGGACATTTTAAGTGCATGGCTGCTGCAACAGGTGAATTGGATCGATGTCCCAAAGGCGAGGATGTCATTTGGTACGAGATAGCACCTGATGGCTCATGGCGACCTCAGAAAAAGAGGGCATGATGGAGAACAAAGTAATCATTGCCAGAAACGCTCGTCAAACATCTCGAGAAGCTGCTGAACGGGCTTATCCAAAGTCTGGGACTATGCGTTTGCGCGTTTATGAATACATTATTCGACAAGGCTTAAAGGGCGCAACGGATCAAGAAATTCAAGGAAATCTTAATTTATCGGGTGACACTGTTCGACCTTCTCGAATTACATTGTTTCAAGATGGCTTCATTATTGACTCAGGTGAACGCAGGAAAAACGCAAATGGCAATGACTGCATTGTTTGGCGATCAGTTGATGAAGGGATGATGTTCTGATGGGCGCAATTTATAGTTTCTTTGGTTACGCAGGTGTTGCAAATTGTGATCGATGCGACAATGACACAATGGTCAATGAATACAA